GCACACCAAGATATTATTGTAAAAAGAATTGGAGATAATAAAGTCTATCTTCAAGCAAAACCAGGAATTCCTGTGAATTGTTTTTATCACATTTTTGGCACAAGAAAAGATGTACCTCAGTTAGTAACGGAGATTGATTCGTAATGGCATTTACCTTTAGAAAATATGGGACCTTTACTGGTCCTGGAGTTGATATTGAATATAGAGATAATGATGATTTTTCTTTAGATCCTTTTGATGGACTTTTTAATCTTAACGATGTCTCTATGGTTTTGGTAAACACTGCAGAGTCTCCAGCAGATTATGTTTACATGCACTTGAATGGTAGTAGCACTGCTACAGTGACATTGGAACGAAACAGTGGACCAATTCCAACTTTTAATGTGGAAGCAAACCAAACCAATTTCAGTGGGGACGTTGATGTAACCGGAACTGTAACTGCACTGAATTTCATTGGTACATGGTATGGAAACAGTGTTGGGGCGGTAAAAGCATTTGATATCTCTCACCCATTAAAAGCAGGTTATCGCCTTCGTTATATTTGTTTAGAGGGTCCAGATGCAGAAGTATATTTGAGAGGAAAGATTGAAAGTTCTAATGTAATTGAACTTCCTGATTATTGGAAAAATTTAGTTGATGTTGAAACTATTGGTGTCACACTAACTCCTATCGGTGTTTATCAAGAACTCTTCGTTGAAAAAATTGAATGGGGTCAAAGAATTATTATTAAAAATAATTTAGGAGGACCAATTAATTGCTCATACGTTGTTTATGGGCAAAGAAAAGATGTTCCTAAGAACATTACTGAGTATGAAGGGACAAGTGCAAAGGACTACCCTGGAGAAGTCGCCCCCTACACCCCTTGACACCAGACCCAAAAGGTCTTATAGTACTTAGGTAATCAAAGGACGAATGAATGCAAGACGAGTATCTCTCACGCTGCGTTGTAGACCCTATTAAGCGTACAGTATATCTGTATTCTAATGAAGGTTCGGAAAAGCAAGTGACTTGTGATACAGTGGATGAGTTTATGAACGTGCTAGAATTCGTTCGTGCTACAGTGGATGAGGAAACACTCTCATACGCAAATCCACTTTAAAATCCATTTTTGGGGGAAAAATTTTCCCGGTAAAAAATGCCTCTATTACTTTTTTGAAAAACATGACTTATAAAATCTCATACAAAGACCTTAAAGAGGAATCAGTCAAAACCACTCCCGAGAATGTAAAAGAGGCAAATGAAGCACTTTTTGCGGCAAAGTGGAATCTCCCTAAAGCAGCAAAACACTGTGGAATGTCACAAAAAGAAATGAAGTTGACATTTTGGGAGTACATCAAGTATAATCCTATTACTTACAAAGCGTAAGTTTTTTGGGGCGGTGGTGGAATCGGTAGACACATCAGACTTAAAATCTGCTGGGCTTATGCCCGTGGGAGTTCAAGTCTCCCTCGCCCTATGAGGTTTAACCTCTAAATAAACAAAAGTAAAGGACTATTCTATGAAGTACAGAATAGATGCCAGATACGTTTGGTATAATCGAGGAACTGAAATTGTTCTTTTGTATTTCATAAATCAAATTCCTTTTACTTTTGACGATCTTCCAAAAGAATCTTTGTTCGATTTGGAATTGATCAAATTGGCAGATAACGAAAGACGATTTGAACCAGAAGATCTCTATCAAGCATCATATTACTTGATGCTTGAAGAGTGTCATCCACTTTTATATGAGTTGGAACTGGAAAATCCAGAAATGTTACCTGTTGATTAATTTGCCCTTGTAGCTCAGTGGTAGAGCGCGGCTTTTGTAAAGCCGATGTCGCAAGTTCAAATCTTGTCGGGGGCTCTGAGTTCTATAACTCCAAAATGTCACTAATTTCACAAACTGACCGCGAAATGGTCATTGAAGCACTCGAATATTATGTTCAAAAACTTAAGGAAGATGATTGCACTCCTGCCTCTATCAGTGCATTCCAAACCCTCCTTAACTGGGTTGAATTGGAGCACTTCAAACATGAAAATTAATCTCTGGTATTGTAGGGATATGAAGCAGTGGAGATGGACACTCACTGATGATTCGCGACCAATCATCAAACAAGAATCTGGACAACAACCATTTCTTCGTGATGCTATGAATGATGTAGCAAATACTGTAGAATACATGTTAGAATGCAAACAAAGTGAGTAAGTATGTTGACATAAAGCGTTAAAAGTCTTATAATATACAAGACGATACTATTTCGTTACAGTGACCCAAAAAGTGTGACTTCAGAACCTCCTTCGGGAGGTTTTGTTGTATGATAAATAACTCATAACGGAAACTATAAGTATTAATAAGATGGGTCTTTCACGCCTGGATAACTTCCTGAAATCTGTTCGTGGTACTATTTTGTATGTTGATCCCAATAGTCTTGACGCAACAGACTCTATTGAGAACAAAGGAAATAGTCTAACTCGTCCATTTAAAACTATTCAAAGAGCACTAATTGAGGCAGCAAGATTTTCATATCAGCGTGGTTTGAATAATGATAGATTTGGCAAAACAACTATTTTGGTATATCCAGGGGACCACATAGTTGATAACCGTCCTGGGTGGATTCCAGATGGTTCAAATAATTTTAGATTGAGAAATGGTCAAACTTCTAATGATTTTTCTCCATTTGAAACAATAACAAACTTTGATCTTACTGATCCAAATAATGCTCTTTATAAATTAAACAGTATTCATGGTGGAGTAATTGTTCCAAGAGGAACATCAATTATTGGTCTTGATTTAAGAAAGACTAAAATTCGTCCAAAGTATGTTCCAAATCCAACGAACACTAACATTGAAAGATCTGCAGTCTTTCGTGTAACTGGTGGATGCTACTTCTGGCAATTCTCAATGTTTGATGCTGATCCAACTGGACAGTGTTATATTGACTATACAACGAATCTTTTTGTTCCTAATTTCTCTCACCATAAACTTACTTGCTTTGAGTATGCTGATGGTGTAAATAACGTAACAATTGCTGACGATTTTCAAACATATTCAACAGATCGTACAGATCTGGATATGTACTATGAAAAAATTGGTCTTGCATATGGACAAGCATCCGGAAGAGCAATTGAACCAGATTATCCATCAACTTCTCTTGATATTGAACCTAAGATTGATGAATACAGAATTGTAGGATCAACAGGTCTTTCTGTAGGAATTTCCAGCATCCGTGCTGGAAACGGTATTACGCCAACAACAACTATTACTGTTGACATATCTTCAACAATTACAGGTTTAGAAGTAGATACTCCAATTAGAATTGAGGGAGTTTCGTCTGATGGATATAATGGTAATTACATTGTTGCAGAAAAACTTAATGATACAAGAATTACGTATCAAGTTCAGAACGCACCATTAAATGCACTTCCATCGCCTTTAGGATCTTCTTTAGCACTCTCATCTGATACTGTAACTTCTGCTTCACCATATATTTTTAATATCTCCTTGAGATCTGTTTATGGTATGTGCGGTGTCCTTGCTGATGGAAACAAGGCATCTGGATTCAAGTCTATGGTTATTGCCCAATTCACTGGAATTGGACTTCAAAAAGATGAAAATGCTTTCGTAGCCTATAATGAAACGACAGGTACTTATGAGGACAATACTGTTTCTGGAAATGAAACAATAAGTACAAATTCAAGAGCAATATACAAGCCAGAATATAGAAACTTCCATATTAAGTGTGTTAATGATGCGTTTATTCAAAACGTTTCAATATTTGCGATTGGTTATGCCGAGCACTTTGTTGTAGAAAGTGGTGGTGATCAATCAGTAACTAACTCCAATTCAAACTTTGGTGCAAAGTCACTGGTAGCATCTGGGTTTAGAAAAAATGCATTTGCCCAAGACGACTTTGGATATATTACACATATAATTCCTCCAAAAGAAATTCCAAATGAGGAAATATCTATTGAATTTACTTCAATAGATGTCTCTAAAACAGTTGGTATTGCAACTACAAATGAGAGACTTTATCTCTATAACGAAACAAACCAAGATATTCCCCCCGCATATGTTTTTGAGGGGTATAGAATTGGCGCAAGAGAGAATGATTCATTAAAAGTTCTTATTTCTGTTGGTGGTGGGACAACTGAATATAGTTCCAGAATTGTAATGCCAAATTCTCAGTCAAGTTCTGAGAAAACTTTTGTTGTTGATAGAAGTGTTTCTGGT